ACCCCCACCCCCACCACCCGTCCAGAGGGGCCCCCCCGGGGGGGTCTTTTATCCCTTCCGCGTAAAGCGCCCCCTATTTTTTACAAGTCTAACAACTCCACAACATCCCAGCCAGTTAAAATATTTACACACGCTAAAAATTTATGGTACATTCACGCACATGAACCGCTCCATCAGCGCGGACGTATTTCTTAGGGATTTGGCATTAGCTATCGCAAGAAATCAGGTCGGGGCCAACGCCCCGGAGCATGAGGTGCTAGCTGCTGAGGGAATTTCCCAGCAGGAATACGACGCTATTAAAACGAACCCCACGTTCTTGGGGTATGTAACGGCTTTCGTCAAAGAGTTGACAGAGTCGGGTTTCTCCTTTGCCGCGAAGTGCCGCATACTGGCGGAAGACTTACTAAAGGATAGCTACCTCATGGCTAAAGACGACGACGTGCCAGCCGCAGTGCGGGCAAAGATCGTCGAGAATTTAGTCAAGTGGGGCGACCTTGAGCCACGCAAAAACGTGGACGCTGTCGCTGGGCCCGGCTTTAGCATCACCATAAATATTCCCGGCTCGTTGCCGACCACCGCGTCCTCCGGTGCAGACTTACCAAAAGCTGACGTCATAGATATCCCAAAGATATCTTTACCGACACCGAAATCCAAACCAGTCACGTCTATCTATATAGATGAGCCTGAGTCATACGAGTACGCCGGAGACGATGTCTATTTATGAGCACACAGTTCAGCCCTGTCCCCAGCCTAGTTCCGTTCTTCCTGTCTGAAAAATTCCTGTCATTAGTATGTGGCCCAGTGGGTTCCACGAAGACGACGGCTGGGATTGTCAAGATTCTGTACCACGCCAAGCGGATGGCGCCGTGTAAGGATGGCGTAAGGCGCTCACGCTGCGTCTGGGTGCGGAACACGCGAGAGCAGCTCCGAGACACTTCCATACCGGACGTGCTCAAGTGGTTCCCCGACGGGTTGGCCGGTTCGTTCCTCAAGTCCGAGTACAAGTTCTTCTTGAAACTGGACGACGTGGAGTGTGAGATTCTGTTCCGTGGTCTGGACGACTCCAACGACGTTCGGCGCTTGCTCTCATTACAGGCCAGCTTTGCCGTGCTAGACGAGTTCCGAGAGATTAACAAAGACGTGTTCGAGGCACTCCAAGGTCGTCTGGGCCGTTATCCAGACGGGATGATGGTCCCACATCGGCCCGAGTGGGGTACGGATGAGAAGGGTAACCCCATACAGGGGTGTGTCACGGAGGATGGTGTTCCCAACAGTCACCTGTGGGGGATGAGCAACCCGCCAGATATGGACACGTTCTGGGAAAAACTCCTGATGGACCCACCAGATAACTGCCATGTGACCATCCAGCCGTCCGGCATGAGCCCGGATGCGGACTGGATTCACCTGCTGCCAAGCAATTACTACGATAACTTGGCCAAAGGCAAGACCGAAGACTACATCGACGTGTACATCCACTCGAAATTCGGCAAATCTTTGGCTGGCCAGCCCGTTTTTCGCAGTTTTGACAGCGATTTTCACGTCGCCAAGAAGCCTTTGCGCCCAATTTTAAACGGACTACGGCCTGTATTAATTGGCATGGACTTCGGTTTGAATCCATCTGCCGTGATCGGCCAGCTTGACGCCTTGGGTCGCCTACTGATCTACCGCTCTTTGACCGCCGACGGGATGGGTTTGCTTCGTTTTATCCGAACGATTCTCAAACCAGAGCTATCGCAGGAATTTCCGGGCGCACCTATCCTAGTTATCGGGGACCCGGCAGGGACTGCGAGAGTCCAGACTGACGAGAAGACCGTTTACGATATTTTAGATCAGGAGGGCTTCCAAGCGCAACCGGCTTTTACTAATAGTATCGTCGCTCGGATTACCTCAGTGGAGCAGTTCCTCAACCGACAGGTTGACACCGGGCCGGGGCTCTTGATTGACCCCAGCTGCCGCCCACTAATTAACGCTTTTCGGGGCCAGTACCGTTACAAACTGAAAACTAACGGTGAGCTGGAAGATAAGCCCGAGAAGAACGACGCCTCGCACATCGCCGACGCGATGCAGTACCTAGCCTTGCACGCCGACGCGCAGCAGGGTGGAAAGTTCAGCAAGCGCAAAGCCCATGTGATCGAGAACTCCAGTATGGCCGGGTGGACTTGACACTAGACAAACAATATAATAGGTGTAAAATCAAGACAGGTATACCCAACCGTGGAGGCCGCATGGCTACGAAATCCAACCCTCTTTTCGGCGAGAAGGACTGACTATGGCAGGACTTGTTGTCGTAAAGTCAAACTCGCAACTTGACGCCGAAGACGCAGCGCAAACCGAAGCGCAGCAAGCCGCGTTACGCCAGCAAATCCCCGTTTTATCAGGGTTAGCGGGCCATGTTCGCAAGTGCTGGGAGTCGGCACGCGACGCTAAACAGCCCATTGAGCGAGGTATGCTCAAGGCGCTTCGCCAGCGCACTGGCGAGTACGAGCCAGAGAAACTCGCAGAGATTCGCCGCACGGGTGGTTCCGAGATATTTATGATGTTGACCGAGACTAAGTGCCGTGGCGCTGAGTCGTGGTTACGAGACATCTTGTTGGACGAAGGCATGGTTCCCTTCGACTTGAAACCAACACCGCTGCCGGATATGCCGCCGGACTACAAGACCAAGGTCACTGAGCTGATCTCGAAGAACGTCATTGACGCGATTCAGAACAACCAGCCCCTCGACCCTGTGATGATGGAGACTTTCAAAGAGCAGGCGGAAGAAGACATCCGCGTTAAGCTCATGGAAGACTCGGTAGATCGCGCTGAGCGCATGAAGCGCCAGATCGCCGACCAGTTCGTGGAAGGTGGCATGGTAGACGGCTTCAACGCCTTTATCAGCGACTTGTCTACCTACCCCGCTGCTATCCTCAAGGGCCCCACGGTGCGCCGCGTTAAGCAGCTTGAGTGGACACAATCTCCCGACGGCAGCTACGCGCCTACGGTTCAAGAGAAGTTAGTGCCTACTTACAGCCGTGTCGACCCGTTCCGCTTCTACCCAGAGCCCGGCATTGTCAAGCTGCACGAGGGCTACTGCATCGAGCACCACCGCCTGTCTAAAGCTGACTTGGCCGACTTGATCGGTGTGCCCGGCTACGACGACGGCGCTATCCGCGCTGTGTTGGAAGAGGGCTCCAACTCTGAGTGGTTGTGGTCCGCAGAGCACACCAAAGCTGAACTTGAGAACAAGTACAGCATCTGGCGCGAAGACAGCAACAAGTTCGACGCACTGGAGTTCTGGGGAGCTGTTAGCGGTCAGGACTTGATCGACTTCGGCTTGGATGCCGAGGAAGTTCCCGACCCAGTCAAGATGTACGACGCCTGTGTGTGGCTCGTCGGCAACTGGGTTATCAAGGCGACTCTGAACTATGACCCGCTGGGCGATAAGCCCTACCGCATGACTTCAGCAGTTAAGCGCCCCGGCGCACTGTGGGGCGTAAGCTACCCAGAGCTGATCGAAGACGTGCAAGCTATGTGTAACGCCGCTGCTCGCGCACTGGCAAACAACATGGGTCTGGCATCTGGTCCACAGGTCGAGGTCAGCGTTGACCGTCTGGCTGAGGGCGAGAAGGTCACGAAAGTTTACCCTTGGAAGATTTGGCAGACCGTGTCAGACCCGCTGGGTTCTGGCCAAGCCGCTGTACGCTTCAACCAGCCTGATGACCGCAGCGGAGCATTGCTCGGCGTGTATGGTCAGTTTGCTCGCATGGCTGACGAACAGTCGGGTATACCCGCATACGTCTACGGCGACGGCGCAGTGGGTGGCGCAGGCCGCACGGCGTCAGGTCTGTCTATGTTGATGGGCTCCGCCGGTAAAGGTATCCGCCAGACGATCATGCACATCGACTTCGATGTCATCGGCCCAATCGTACAAGCCCAGTACAACTGGAACATGCAGTACGTTGACGACCCATCAATCAAGGGAGACTGCGAGATTGTTCCTCGTGGCGCTGTTACCCTCGCAAACCGCGAACAGCTCAACGTCCGCCGAGTGGAGTTCCTGCAAGCAACCGCCAACCCCATCGACTCCAAGATTGTTGGACCTATGGGCCGCGCCGCTATCCTGCGCGAAGTTGCAAAAGGTCTCTCCATGCCCGTGGACGACATTGTTCCCACGAACGAGCAGCTCGAAGTCCAGCAGGAGCTGGAGCGTAAAGCGCAGGAGCAACAAGCCGCGATGCAGGCCGAACAAGCTGGGCAAGCTCCGACCCCAGCCCCAGCTGAAGTAGGCCCAGATGGTAACCCACAGGGTGGTGGGGACCAAGGCAACACAGTTTCAAATCAGATAACTGGCAACGGGGGCGCTTGACAACCGTCTTCTTTGTTGTATAGTTACCGTAATTTTAGAGGTGTTTTAAACCGTGCGACTCCAATTGTCAGACGACGAAACCAAGCTGCTCAAGCAGATCGGGAAGCAGTACGCTGCTTTTCCTGAGCTGTTAGACCGTTTGCGTAACGCCGAGCTGGAAGCGATGTCAATCGGCACCCAAGAACACTTCAGCACCTATAAAGGCCGGGTGCAGTGTCTGACCGAACTTCGGCAGCTCGTACGGTCTTAACTCCTTAGCAGAAAGCAAGGTTCAAAAATGGCATTACCAACTCAACTCCAAGAGCAGATCGACAACGCGAAAACCATCGCGGAGCAGGTCTACGGCCCCAAAGAAGATTCTTCATCCGAGGAAGTTTCTGCGGAGTCCGAAGATAGCTCACAAGACTCGGAAGACGCTTCGTCCGACACTCAAGAAGTTGTAACCAGTCACAAAACTAACACCTCATCTGAATCAGACGAGAACAATGACACATACGCTCAACGTTGGCGTTCGCTTCAGGGTGTCTACAACGCGCAAAAGCGCCAGTTGGATGAAACCCAGAGCCGACTCTCCAACATGGAGCAACTGATTACTCAGATGCAGTCTGTCCCCATGGACAACTACCGTCCTGCGCATGTCACTGAAAAGGATATGTCGGAGTATGGTGAAGACATGGTCGAGTTCGCTCGCCGCGTCACCCGTGAGGAAGTTGTGCCTTTGGCACAAGCAGTACAGCAGCTGATGAGTCGGATTGATGAGCTTCAGGGCGTTGTGCCTGTCGTGCAGAAAGTTGCACACCAGCAGGCACAGAACACGCACGAGAAGTTCTATGCAGCATTGTCCGCTCGCGTGCCAGATTGGCAGAAAGTGAACGAGAACGCAGGTTTCCACAACTGGCTTCTCTCAGCTGACCCCTTGTCAGGGCTCCAGCGCCAAACGCTTCTGACCGATGCGCACAACAGCCTCGACCTGCCACGAGTCGTGAGTATTTTTGAGACTTGGAAGCGCGAGACCGGTGTTGCAACCGCTCCCTCGGCAACTGCCAAATCCGCATCCGTTAGCAAGCTCGAACGTCAGATTGCTCCGGGTCGCACCTCCGGTACTACACCCCCATCAGCCGCAGAGAAGAAACAGTGGACTCGTCAAGATATCACTGCCTTTTTCAAAGCCAAGATGGATGGAAAGTACAAGGGGCGTGAGGACGAAGCACGCAAGTTAGAGAGCGATATCTTTTTGGCCCAGCGTGAAGGACGTGTTGTCCTAAACGCAGCTTAACTTTTCTTTTTGATTTAGGAGTCCATCATGGCTTTTCCAGTCGCCGCAGGCGGTGCCGCATACAGCGGTAATTTTATCCCCGAGATTTGGTCAGCAAAGCTGATCGAAAACTTCTACGACGCTACCGTCTTAGCAGCTATCTCTAACACCGACTACGAAGGTGAAATCAAGTCTATGGGTGACACGGTTAACATCCGTACCACTCCCGACTTGACCATCCGTTCATACGAGAAGGGCATGACCCTGACCGTTGAGCGTCCTGACAAACCAAAAATCCAGTTGGTCATCGACCAAGGCGAGTACTTCGCTGCAATCGAAGACGACGTGGATAAAGTCCAAGCTGACATCAACTTGATGGACACTTGGGCCAAGGACGCATCTGAGAAGATGAAGATCAAGATCGACCAGAACGTGTTGACCGGTATGTTGACTGGCGTTGCCGCCACCAACAAAGGTGCAGCCGCTGGCCGTATCTCTGGCAACATCAACTTGGGTACCTCTGGTACACCTTTGGTTGTCGACAAGACCAACGTGTTGGACTTGATCGTCGACATGGGCACCGTGTTGGACGAAGCTAACGCTCCTGAAGCTGGTCGTTTCTTGGTTATCCCCGCCAAGATGGCTGGTTTGGTTAAGAAGTCAGACTTGAAGGATGCTTCAATCTCTGGCGACGGCACCTCCATCGTCCGTAACGGCCGTTTGGGCATGATCGACCGCTTCACACTGTATGTGAGCCACAACTTGAACGTTAACGCTGGTGCATTTGACATCGTCGCTGGCCACAAGATGGGTCTGACATTCGCATCACAGATGACTGAAATGGAAAGCCTCCGCGCTGAAACCACTTTCGGTAACATCATCCGTGGTTTGCAAGTGTACGGTTACAAAGTTGTCAAGGGCGAAGCCTTGGCACACTCTGTCGTAACTCTGGCCTGATGAAGTGGGGGGCTTCGGCCCCCCTTTTGACTGGAGCGCTTTGTGATAACTGCTAAGCAGAACATGGCCGTAGTCGTTCGGCTAACGCAAGATTGGAATCTTGGCCCGACCCGCACGTCTATTGACCCGCGAGCTAATGGCGCGTACTGGTCTAAGATCGCAAAGGCGTGGGGAATTCCTGAGAAGGAAGCCCGCCGCCGTTTCTGCGCCAACTGTGAATACTACGATAACACCCCCGAGAAGCTGGCTGAGATGGAGGCTGTGCCTCTGAACGAGCTAGATCAGGACGGCGGTGGGCGTGGCTGGTGCCACAAATTTGATTTTATCTGTCACAACCTGCGGACCTGCCAAGCGTGGGAGCGCAAGGATTATGTTGCCGAAGAGGGGGACGAAGAATGAAGCCCAGCCTCTACGCCACAACAGCCAAGAAGAAAGCAAAGAAGTGATGCA